TAATGCTTTTTGTTTTTTTGAATATTTACTAAATGGCATTACATTCCCTCGCCAAGACTTTCTAGTTCTTTCATCAGCATAATACCTTGTATCTTCATTGTAGGATTATCTGATGCCATCATGTCTCTAATCATTGGCTCTAGGTTTGCATAACCTACACTTTCAAGTAAATCTTCTAACTTCATCAAAGGTAATTCTGCTTTTTGCATACCTTCTTTTGATAAACCTGCAAGTGCACCCATATTTTTTGAAGTACCGGGCATTACATTTCTACCTTTGGTCCACCATGACCTAACACATCATTCATCATTTCATGCATATTTCCAGAGTCCATCTTGATAATCTTAACTTTCATATCGCCATGCTCTTCTTCTACTTCTTCATCTTCGTGAGGAAGCATCATTGTTTGATGACATAATAATAGAAAATTAACTAGCTGTTCGTCGCTTAACTCTAGGCCTTCCTCGCTTCTTGAGAACCCCATCTTTTCTTGAAACAGTTCCTCGTTCTTTTGCATGTTGCCTATCTCTATTGCGTGTTCCATCTTTTTCTCCTTCTGGTTTGATGAATAATCCTAATCCGTAACAAATTGCTTCTCCCAGAAACTTCATAATTTTTATTGTATATCTCTTTTTACCAACTTTACCTTTTGACATATCAAATGCCATTTGTTCTGCCCATCTTAAGGCAATAGGTTTCATAATCTTATATAATATGCCTTTGTTTCTCATTCTTTCTGCCATTGGTTTTCCCCAAATAGCATAACCATTATATATTTTTTTATTAACTTGTTGACCATATCTTTGGTCATATTTGTATATGCTCATTGGCATATCGTTTAAATCAAATAAAACTGTACATATAAATGTGGGGTCTGATGATGGTGCATCGCCTTGATTTTCTTTTGTTACTGCTCTTGCAAATGCAGGGTCATAACCTTTCATGTTACTTATGTTTGTTTGATTTATATTATCTTCTGCGAAATCACTTACTGATTTTAAGCCTCTATCTAAATCGCCTGATTTGAATGCCTGACCATATGTTCTACCAGTAGGTGCATCGAGTTCACCAGTTTCTGTTCTTAACATTTCTGGTCCACTATAATTACCTCTAAAACCTGATGACCTAAATTCAGCATCACTTGAAAATGGTTGAACCGTATAAGATTGTGGTGCTGTGGAGAAATCTGTGCTTCTACTTGACAATTGTTTTTTGGTATAGGTAGGTATTTGTATTGGTGCCAAATCTAAATCAGGTCTTGTTGACCTAATATAATTTTGAATATCATCACGTGTAATATTTGGCGATGTTGAATAATCATCTTTAGCCTTAAAATCTTTTATATCTTGAATAACTTGATTTGTTGCACTGCCTTTTGTTGCAGTTTCTTTTAATGTTTGACCAAAACCAACATCTTTACCTAACAATCTATTTGCGGCATCTTCTGTTTGCACTTTACCAATCAATTGTCCTATATTCACCATACCACCGACCGCAGGTAAAACACCAAAAACTGTTTCTGGTCTTAATGTAAAATCAACACCAAGTTTAGATAAAGGTTTAAAACCTGCTTCTTCTGCTAACACACCTTCTTTTAATGTATTAACATCTCGTAATGAAAATGGTATAGGTTCTTTTGCCATTTAGGTGCCTATGTATTCATTGGTTTCTGCATTTCCATGCTTTGTGTTGTATCTTGACCGAAACTCTCAGGCTTTACATCAGGTCTTGGCATTGGTAAATCACGTTCAGGTAATGCACCTAAAGCACCTTCTGTCATTGTTTGTGGTGCGACACCCATTATTGCTTCTAGTGCATCTTCTAATGATATACCCATTGTTGTTAATGCTTCTACTGCCTCTCTGTCTGACATTGAAAGACCTGATAACATTTCTTGTGTCATCATTTCGCTTTCACGAACAGTGCTTTGTGGGTCAAGTTTTTTCATTTCATCAAACAAACTACCTGCCATACCTGCACCTACTGCACCTTTAAGAGCATTCATCTCGCCTTCTCGTACCACAGATTTTGGGTCCATATCTCTTTTTGTAGGTATTCCTCCCATCATACCTGCAGGTCTTGATGAGTTTATTTCACCTTCTCTTACTACAGTATCTGGGTCCATCTTTTCCATACGTTTCATCATATCAAGATAGTTTTTTTTACTTTTATCCATGTGTCCCGGCATTTTAAACTCCTCTTTTAGCTAGGTTTTTTTCTCTGATTATTTGTAGTTCTTGTTGTAATTTAGCCATTTTTGCCTGTAAGTCTTGATTTAATTTGGCTTGTTCTATTGCTAAATCTTGTTTTGTTTCTGCATCTTTAATCTGCATATCTTGTCTTGCCTTTGCCGCCTCTATTTCAAGTTCTTGCTTTGTCTTCATTTGTAACATTTGTGATTCTAATTGAGCAAGTTGTTCTGCAAATTGTAATGGATTGGCTTGTTGTTGCCCTTGTCCCATATTTGTTATTGCTGTTATTTGTGCCATTTGAGGTGATTGTTTTACAACCTCGGCGGCTCTTTGTGATATTTGCATGTCTTGTTCTGGCGACAAATCTTCAAATTTAAATTTAGCATCTCGTATATCTGGTAATGGTGCTAGTTGCATACCTATCGCTGTCTGCATTCTCTGTCTGTAAAGTAGTGCAATATGTTCTGCAATATGTGCAATCAATATAGGTTGTAGGTTTCTTGCACCCGGATTACCACCTAGTGATGGGTCTTGTAAGAATTGCATATGTACATTTATATGAGCATCATGGTCTTGTTCTGGGAATGCTCTAATAGGTTTACCATACATAATAGACATATTCTCGTCTACTGGGTCTAAACGTTTGGCTTCTTCTGGTTCTTTTAAAACCTCACCAATATTTGGTACCCTTAATGCCTCTAACATTCTCTTATGTGTATCATACATATCATATAATTGAGGTGCTGATTGTGATAATTGTAGAACACTTTGTGCTTGTGCAATTCTCTGTGCGGTACTGAAAACATTTGGGTCTGATACTGGTATAATATCTATCGTACTATCAAAGTCTGTAGATAGTATTCGTTGTGTTACACCTGATATTGAAAACTCAAATTGTTCTGGTAAGTATTTTGCATTTGTTTTTGCGATTAATTTAAATTCTTGTCCTTGCGAATAATGTAATCTTTTGTGTATGGCACTAAATGCTTTACTACCTTGTTCTATAAGAGCAACAGTTGAACCGACAGGTGCATTTGGGTTTACATCACCAACATTTAAATCTGCAGTACTAGCAAATCTTTGTCCTGCCTGTACGATTGCATTCATCAAGTTAAATAATGTACCTGATGGCTCTTTAAATGGTAATGGCATAATAGCCTTGTTAACATCATCTACTGTGGCATCTAGGTCTGCAAACTCACCCGGATTAACCTGTAAATCTCCACCTGTAACCCTACCTTTTAATTTAAATCCGCCTTGCATATTACTGAAAGCCGCAGAATCTAATAATGCTCTTAATGAACCTGTTGCCGCTTTACCAAGACCACCTATTAAATGAAATAAACCAAATCCGTAAAACCCAGTACCCGGCAAAAATCTATATGATACAAAATAATCTAGTCTTAATTTCTTTTCGTCTTTTTGGTCCCAATTTCTTCTTATAGATACAATTTTTTGTGAATCGTAATCAATAGTTACTACATAGGGAAATGCAACCATATTTGTATTATCTTCATCTTCTACAACACCATCAATGCCATCAAATGTTTCGTATACGTGCATTTCAATTAATGTAACAGTTTCGTTGTATGCTTCATCGCCTTGGGAAATACCTTCTATTTCTTCGCCTATATATCCTGCAGGGTCTTGTGTACTGCCAACATATTCTATTGGTAAATAAAAACCACCTTCAACATAACGATTATAGTCGTTTCTTGGCATTGTAATAATATGTGAGTATCTTATAGAGGTCTGTAAATCTTTACTATCTGGTGCAACTACAAAATCTTCTGCTTTTACAAATTGAGAACACTGTCTGCCTAAATTTGTATCGTAAAATACTTTTTTAAATGCATGACCAATTAGTGGTAATTGAAACAACATTGTATCTAAATCAGGAAAATACTCAGGCATTTCTTGTGTTATTTGATAGTTCATGTAATCACGAACTCGTCTTGCTTGGTCTTCCAGTTCTTCTGTAGGTTCGCCAATAATTGTTGTCTTAACTGGTCCACCAGAGGGATATAATTCTGCAATTGCTTTTGCATTAAACTGTGTTGCGGCTTCTGCAATCATTGGGTGTACGACTGTACTTAATCCCCTTGTTGCTCTTTGCTCTTCTTCTTCTGATTGACCACCATCTGGCTCTAATGTTTGTAGACCTTGTTTATATCTGTATTCCCATTCAGACCTAGCCTCTTTATCGCTCTCAAAAGCATCTATTAAATCTTGTGCTTTTCTAACAGAATCATTTTCAGCAATGTCTTCTGCTAAATTTTTATCGTGTTCATCTGTTATTTCTACAATTTCATCTAAAGAGGCATCACCGATAAGAACATCAGTACCTATTTCTTCTACTTCTAGATTATCTGCAGGGGCACCTTCTTGAAAAGGTATTACGTTGGGTTGTTTAGCCATATAATGTTAACCTCTTTTGTTCAGCAAATTCGTCGTCTTCGTCTGCATCACTTGAATGTGTTATAAACCAACCTTTTCTTAATCTTAACCACGCCTGTGTACAAGTGTCTACTATATCATCATTTTCGCCTGTTGGAAAGGCAGAACATATATCAATTAAATCTTTAGCCCATCTTCTATTTGCAGGGTACCATATTCTACCATCTTCGAGCAAGGCAGAACTTGCGTGTGCTCTAGCCTCTTTGTCTCTATCTGGTGAGTATTCAAGAACTGGTATACCTGCCATTCGTAAATCTTGTATTAGACTTTGACCACTAGCTTTCTTTTCTATCAGGACAACATCAGGCTCAAAATCTTCATATGCTTCTTGTGCTATTCGTCTAAGGTTTGGGTAATCTACTCTATCGTACCACATATCAACAACAATGGCATTGAACAGACCATCTTTTCTAAATACACCCCAAGTTGTTCTAGCACTATACGAACTCTTTTCTTTGGTACTGAAAGCAGTATCATATGATTGAATTAAATATTCTATTTCTGGTAGGTCTTCGTATTCCCATTCACTCCACCATTCTGCTCTTAATATTCCACCTCCTCTTGGCATAGGTCTTTGTTGTAATTGACCTGCAGAACCATAAGTACCAAGACTTTTTTCAAGATTATTTAATGTTCTTTCATCAATCCGCTGAGGCCATAGTAATTCGCCTTCTTCTTCTCGTGGGTCAATAAATCCTAGTGATGAACGTGTTATTGTAGGGTGCATAGGTTCATATCTAGCTGGTAAACACAGATGGTCCCAGTCTTCATATTCATTTGCCAGTATATGTCCTGTTAAATCTGTTTCATGCACTCTTTGCATAATTATAATAAATGCACCATTTTTTGGGTCATTAAGTCTGGTTTGCATCGCTTGGTCCCACCAATCTAAAACACCTTGTCTAACAAGACCACTCTCTGCCTCTCTTACATTGTGTGGGTCGTCTATAACGATTATGTCGCCACCTTCACCAGTTAAAGCTCCGTCAACACTGGTAGCAATTCTCATACCTGTTTTATCATTTTCAAACCTTTGCTTTTGGTTTTGGTCTGATGTAAGCGAGAAAGTATCACCAAATGTATTTTTATACCACTGACTATCAATCAATCGCCTACACTTCACACTATCTCTAATAGATAAAGAACCTGCGTAACTTGCATATAAAAATTTTTTAGTTGGGTCATTTGTCCATGTCCAAGCAGGTAATGCCACAGATACAGAAATAGACTTCATATGTCTAGGAGGTACATTTATAATTAATCTTTTAATATCGCCATTACTTACAGCCTGTAAGTGGTCTGATATTGCATCTATATGCCAATTATCGTTGTATTCACGATTTGGCTCTATCGTTCCCCATGCCTCCTTGATGAATAACTTTAGGGACCTGCGCATTCTCTCCGCCCTCACTTGGGTCAACGAGTGCATGTTTAAGTGTTCTTTCAAGATAGTTGAGGTCATCATCAGTTAATCTGCTAATATCTAGCACCTTTCGTTCTTCTATGTTGATGTCTTGTATTATTTCTTGTCTATCTGTTTGACCAAGCATTTGTTTACCTAGCCATATTGCCATTGTAGGGTTGTTGGTTTCTTCCATGATTTGTATTTGTCTACGTCTTAATGAAAGTTTACCTGTTGCTCTACCTTTTTCTATTGCGTGTCTAACTTCTGGCTCATTAGTAAATTTATCTTCTAACGTTCTTAATGGTATATCAAAATAGGCTGATATTTCTGGCATGGTACAATTTAACCTTGAAAGTCTTTCTAACTCCCCAAGATTTAAATTAACCTTTGGTCTACCAACCTTTCGCTTTTTAATTGGCTTTATTTTTTTTATTTCGTTCATATTCTAAGTATCTTTTTTCAGCATTTGGAAATAATTTAAACCACCTTTTTCTTGTACTTTCTGTCATATCAGCAGAACTTGGTTTACTGCCATAATCGTTTCTTAAATAATTTTCATATGAGCTAATTCTACGTTTTTGTTTCTTTCTCATTTAAACTCTGCAACACATCTTTTTTTAAATACCACGAAAATTAATTAGTTTTCAACTTTTTTTAACTTCATTCCATAATTATTTACACCTTTTTTAGGTTTATAATCGTCACGAAATATAAGTTTATTCTCTCTTTTGAACTTATTGTAATTAACATAATGATGGTGTCTGCCATATCGCCATACAAGTTTAGTTACATCTGGGTGCAATCGCATTTGCATATTAGATTTAGGAATAGTACCTTCTTCTGCATAGAACTCATCTGTATTACCACCTTTTATTGTCTGTGTGTTTGCCTTCTCTTGTAAGAAAACATTAAATTGTATTGTACAAAAACCTTTTTTAAGTATTCGTAATGATAAGTCTGTATCTTCGTTATACCTACCTCTCCATCTATCTGGTAAAGGTAAATCGTTTCTTATTAGGTTACATGAATAGATTCTAGTATTTACTGTGAATGGTCCATATTGATGTGCCCACTTATCTATTACAAAGAATGTATAATTAGGTCCTGCCATACCAATATTTTTGTATCGTAATACAAAATCTTCCATAACCTTAAATGGTGTACCATCAATGCATTTTATCTCTAAATTATTCTGCCATCTTCTAAAGCATTTTATGTTATCGTCCATAACCCAATGCCATTTATAACCTCTATCTATTGAATGTTGCCAAATAAAGTTACGAGCAGGTCCGGGTCCCTTAGATTTTCTATCGCCTAAATCGTCACAAGTATCGTAATCGTCTTGGTATGTCTTATCTAACACGAGTATATTCTTTTTCCGTACCACCTTCGCATAGTCTGAGTACTCTT